CGCAGTCACAGAGGCTGGATTTGTAATAGGCGCCACAGTGGGCGATTGCACACCTGGCGCAAAGTGGGGTCCTTATAAGACAATAACCCAAACTGGAGTTACGCAAACTGCAACAACTGGCTCAGGCACAGGAGCAGTATTTACTATAGTATCTAACGGCCTAGATGTTGTTTCAATCAACGTTACTAATGGCGGTACAGCTGGAACTTACGCAGTTGGAGACATACTAACACTATCAAATGGTATTACTGTAAACGTACTACAGATATCAGGCAGTGATATAGCCACCGGTGGTGGTAACGTAGAGTGGATAGGTGGAACTACAACACCAAGTTACTCGGTACAACTGAGTGATTGGTATCCCCTGTCATATGTTCCTAGCCTAATATCACCAACAGTTTATCCAACTAATGGAACATTGTGGTACTACAGCGTAGTAAATCAAGTAGATATTATGACCAATGTTGGAGGAAACTGGCTAGGTTATAGAAATGTAAGTTATGCAAGTAATGGTCTACCACAAAACTCTGGTCCATTTAATACAGATCCAAATGGCCCAATACTGAGTGCAACAGCACCAGAAACGCAATCTGACGGTACAGCACTTGTTTATGGTGATCTCTGGATCGATACAAATGATCTTGAAAATTATCCAGTAATAAGTCGCTGGCAGAGTGTTGACGGTACAGACCAGTGGGTTTTAATTGACAATACTGATCAGGTAACTGAGGATGGTATAGTTTTTGCTGATGCACGTTGGGGTTCAAGTGGTAATATTGATCCAGTTTTTGATCCAATTCCAACTATCACTAGCCTATTAACTAGCAACTATGTTGATCTAGATGCACCAGATCCACTACTTTACCCACAGGGTACACTACTATTCAATACCCGTCGTAGTGGTTACAACATCAAGCAATACGTTGTTAACTATTTCAACTCAGTAAGTTTCCCTGATGCAGTGTTACCATCTGAGAAGAATGCTTGGGTAAGTGTAAGTGGTCTACAGTCAAATGGCGCCCCATATATGGGTCGTCAGGCACAAAGGGCAATGGTTGTACAGGCAATGACAGCAGCGGTTAACACAAATCAGCAGATACGTGAGGAGGATACATTCTTCAATCTAATCACTGCACCAAACTACCCTGAACTACAGCCACCACTCATTACGCTCAACAATGACCGTAATCAGACCGCCTATATTATTGGCGATACGCCTATGCGTCTTGCCGACAATGCAAATGATATAGTTGAGTGGGCAACAAATGCAGCAAACGCTGGAAGCACAGGTGAACAAGGTCTAGTAACACGTAACACATATATGGGTCTCTACTATCCAAGCGGTCTGACCACAGATCTTAGTGGCAGTGAGGTGGTTGTACCACCAAGCCATATGATACTACGTACAATGATATACAACGACACTGTTGCATATCCATGGTTTGCTCCTGCTGGCCAGAGGCGTGGTATTGTTGATAATGCATCTAACATAGGATACATTGATTCAACATCTGGTGAATTTATCGTTACAAAAAATAGGGTACAGCTAAGGGATGTTGAATATACAAACTTTATAAACCCAGTTGCGTTCTTTACAAATGTTGGTATATTAAACTATGGTAATAAAAATAGTTTTGATAGCAGTAGTGCTCTAGATAGAACCAACGTAGCAAGGCTAATATGCTATCTACGCTGGAACCTACAAATATCACTACGACCATTCATCTTTGAACCACATGACAACATAACACGTGCCCAGGCCCGTGGCGTAGTACAGACTCTACTCGCTGATATACAATCAAAGCGTGGAATCTATGACTACATTGTTGTATGTGATGAGAGTAATAATACTCCAGCACGTATTGATAGGAATGAATTGTGGGTTGATGTGGCTATTGAACCAACAAAAGCCGCTGAATTCATTTATGTGCCTGTACGTATCCTGAATACAGGAGAGATTGCTAGTCTGGCACAGAATGGATAATTAGTACGGGGACCAAAAAAATGGTCCCCGGCTAATGATAAATAAGTTTAAGGAGATACAAAAATGGCTTTTAGTTCAATATCAAGAATGTCAGTACCAACTGCCAGTGATGGGGCAGCAAACCCACAGGGTCTGCTAATGCCCAAGTTATCCTATAGATTTCGTATACTATTTGAAAATTTTGGCGTAAGTACCCTGACAACTGAGTTGACTAAACAAGTAGTTGATTTTAGCAGACCACAGTTGAACTTTGCTGAAATATCTATACCTGTTTATAACAGCACAGTATATCTTGCTGGTAAACCAACCTGGCAATCAGTAACCTGCAACATACGTGATGATGCTACAGGAGAGGTTGCTAAACTAGTCGGCGAACAGGTACAAAAACAGTTCGATTTCAGTGAGCAGTCGAGTGCGGCAAGTGGTTCTGATTATAAGTTTAAAACTGTTTGCCAGGTGCTAGATGGCGCCCGAGGCGTGGCATCACCCAATATATTAGAATCATGGGAACTATACGGTTGCTATCTATCCGATGTAAATTACAATCAGTTGCAGTATGGTGAGAGTGCAGCTATGCAAATATCACTAACAATACGTTTTGATAATGCTGTTCAAACACCACTAGATGGCGAAGGTCCAGCATATGGTATTGGCGCTGCAATAGGCAGAACAATCGGCACAAATGTAAGCGGCATAGGAACAGCAACAAACATTGGTGGATAAGTAGGAGTAATACGTGGCTGGATTCTTTCAGCAATTCCTTAAGGGAACCGCAGATGGATTTCTCGGTTCCCCTTATCTTAGGGATTACCAACACGCTAGTAAGATATTTCTTACTAATGGATATGGTAATGCGCCCAAATTTAAGTACTTATTCCATGTGTATTTTGACATAAATCAAAATCGTATATCAGACAGTTACAAGTTATTTCCAGATACCACCAATCATGGACTACTAGTCAAGACCATAGATTTACCAAAATACACCATACCGTTGACTGAAATGAATCAGTATAACCGTAAACGTTATGTGCAAACAAAAATAAATTATGAGCCAATACGTGTTACGTTCCATGATGACAACTCAAATCAAATACGTAATCTATGGCATGCCTACTACAGTTATTACTATAATGATCCAAGTCAGCCAGGTAATTTAAATTCTACACCGCAGGCAAGAACTGTTCCTGGACAAGCGGCAACAGAATTAAATAAACGAAATATATACAGTCCACTGCTACAAAACAATCAACGTAATTGGGGTTATCTAGGAGAAATAGGACAAACCGTACTAAGTACTACTGTAAATCCAAGTAAGATACCATTTTTCAAATCTATAAAAATTTTTGGATTTAATCAGCATAACTTCGCATTATATGAGTTGATAAACCCTGTCATAGAAAGTTTCTCCCATGACACGTACAGCTATGCGGATGGTGCTGGAACCATGGAAAATTCTATGGGTATACGTTATGAATCAGTAAAGTACTTTGATGGTGCACTTAATGGACAAAATCCTGGACAGATAGTTGATCGATTCGCTGAGGACGGACTATACGATAAAACACTAAGTCCAATAGCAAGGAATGGCACAAATAGGAGTATACTTGGACAGGGTGGTCTAGTGGACTCTGTTAATGGAGTACTCGATGATTTAAGTAACGGAAATATACTTGGTGCAATACAGACCGCTGGTAGAGCTAGCCGCACCTTTAAGAATAGTCAGCAATTACTACAGACAGCTAAGGCTGAACTAGTTGGAGGTGTAATATCAGCAGTTTCTAATCCAGCAACAGCACGAACGCAGTTTAATTGGCCTGGGCTTGGCACAACATCTGGTCCTGGCGGTCAGGCAGGTAATGCAACAAATTCAGCACCATCTACTGCTCCGCCAGTATCTACTCCAGGAAACACCCCAATAACAAGAGGTTCTGGTCAATAATCAGCAGACTAAATAACATACTATGTCTCAAGATTATACAGTTAAAATATTTGACCAGTTCTACAATTTAGATCTTGTAGTTAATGGTAATGAGTACGAGGTTGTATACTCATTCTTTCGTGGATACCTAGAAACTGATACTGCCGCAAAAAATTTTACTGAAATATTATTTAGAATTTCAAATATTACGCAAATTCCAGTCATGGATCTACTCCAGACATTCCAGGCAGGCGATAATTTAAGCATAAGCAGAACCCTTGCGTACTATCTCAATAGTATAAGTAATAAAACGGTCCTATATGGTGTAAATAACACATTTGCACCAAATGAGGTTGTTGCTAGAAATATAATTAATGAGCAATTAGTACAACCGCCAGCACCGGTAGTGCCAGTGGCGGACTTTGTAGGAACACCTTTAACTGGAGTGGACCCACTTACTGTGCAGTTTACTGATCTTTCAACTGGCTCTCCAACATTCTGGCAGTGGGATTTTCAGAATAATGGAAGTATTGATAGTACAACACAAAATCCTACTTATACCTATCCTGGTCCAGGAACGTATACTGTTAAATTAACTGTTTACAATAGTAATGGTAATGACGAAGAAACGAAGGTAGACTATATAACTGTAACAGTTCCGCCTGCTGCATGTCCATTACCATCATCTATACCAGATGATAGTACAATTGATTTGTGGCACTTTGACGAAGGTTTAGGCGAAACGGTGATATATCCAACTATTTCATACCCTACTACTGTATCCCCTGCCACACTAGACTACTACGGTAGCAATTATCTTGACTCCGGAGAAACTGATTGCGGCACAGCACTATACTTGGGGGATGGAAGTGGACCAGGAGGTTATTTACCTAATATGCTTGGATCGATTTATGGTCTTTTTGACGATCTTGAAGATGGTAGCGTAGAGGTTTCATTTGCTATTATGAATCCTGGATTCGATAATGGTCCACTAAGTTATGACAGCTATAGTCCAACCATACTGAATATACAGG